CGGTTCTAAAATGGCCCGCATGTCACATCCTGCGCTGACCAAGGCCATTGAGATCGTCGGACTTTCCGCCCTCGCGCGCGGCCTTGGCGTCACGTACCAAGCGATCCGCAAGTGGGAGGCTGCCGGGAGGCTTCCGCGCACCGAGTGGACCGGCGAGACGTCGTATGCCGGCCGCATCGCCGCGATGACCGACGGAGCCGTGTCCCGCGATGAGCTGTTGCGGCTTCCGGCTGCCGAACCCGCCGAGCGGGCCGCCTGAGATGAGCGACGCCAATGCGATCCCGCCGGCTTGCCCGGACTGCGGCGAGCCGATGCTGGACGTGACCGGCGTGGCCGACGCGGAACGCCGGTTCAGCTGCCCGTCGTGCGAGCGAGGGCGGCAAGCAGCTCGGTCGCCCGAGATAGCGCTCGCACAGTCAGTTCCCGGACTGCGACGTCTTCCTTTGGAACCTTGACGGTGATGTCGATCGTCTCGCCGTTCTCGAAGTCGTGCTCGAAGCGCACGAGCCAGTTCCAGCCCTCGGCGTTCTGGATCGTGATGCGCGGGTTGATCGCGTCCATGTTCGTCCCTCCCGTGGTGGGTTTGCAGGTGTCGGAGCCGCAAGCTTGCCACGGGGGCGGGCGGGCTGGAGGGTGTGTTCATGGCTCGAATTCTCGGGCCCGACACTGATAACCGTTGATCCCGACCGAGAGAAATTCATGTCGCCAGTTATCAGTCCGGATCGGCGCCAGCTCACCCTCGAGCTCGAGCCGGGGCTTACCCACCGCTACCGGTGCGCGCGTGACGCGGTCGCCCAGGGCGTCTACCGTCGGGGGCTCAAGGCTACCGCTGCCGACCTGGACATGGCGCCGGGCAATCTCTCGGTGGCGCTGGGCGACGACGGCATCCGCCACCTGTCGCTGGACGCCTTCGAGCGCTACCTGCAGGTCACCGGCGACATGACGCCGCTCTACTACCTTGATCGAGCGCTACCTCGGTGATCAGGGCGCGGCGCGCGCCGAGGCGCTCGACCAGGTGGCTCGCGTCATGGAGCAACTGCGCGACCTGCCGACGATGCTCGCTGCGGCGGGGCTGGACAAGAAGGGGAGGAGGAAGTGACGTACAAGCCCCGCTCCGGCAGCCTCGCGCTGCGCCTGCTCGAGTACCTCAGCAAGCCAGGCGCGCCCGCCTCGATGAGCGCGGCGCAGATCGCCGGCACGCTCGGGGCCAACCGCGACAGCGTGGCGACTAACCTCAAGACGGCCGTCGAGCAGGGCGTGTTCGTCAAGACGATCGACGGCAATCGCGCGCTCTACTCGCTGCCGGGCCGCGACCCCGCCAACCAGGCCGAAGACATCGACACGTTCGGCGCGATCCTCGATACGCTCGACCAGCTCACCATCAGCGGCGGGGAGTGGGTCGACGCCGGCGGCTACCGGGCATTGAGGCTCGCGCCGGAGCAGACCGCTCGGTTGCGGCGGTTGCTGACCGGGGGCGGGGCATGACGTGCGCGATTGCGTGGACGACCGAACAGATCCGGTCGATGCGGCCGCTTCCACCGCCCCCGCGCGACGCTGCCGCCGAAGCCGCCGACTGGGCGGCGCGGCAATGGCGGCCCGTCACCTACCACGACATCATGCGGCACTTCGAGGTCGGCCGATACCAGGCGATGCGGCTGTTGCGTCAAGGCGCCGAGCGCGGCCTTCTCGTGCGCCATCGAGCCAGGCAAGCACACACGCCCGATGAATTCGGGCCGCCGAAGAAGTGCAGCACCTGATCGGCACGGAGCAACTCGCACATGCCCTCACCGGGTCGCCGGCGCGCCCCCATCGACTTCGCCGCACTGGCTGCGACGCTGCTCGACCGGGCCGATCGGCTGGTGCCGAGCTGGCTGCCGCTCGGCAAGAAAAACGGCCACGAGTGGACCTGCGGGAACCTGGCGGGCGAGGCGGGCGACAGCTGCAGCGTCAACCTGACGACGGGCGCATGGGGCGACTTCGCGACCGGCGAGAAGGGCGGCGACCTGATTTCGCTCTATGCCGCGATCCACGGATTGAACAACGGGCAGGCGGCGACCCGGCTCATCGAGGAGCTGCGGCTCGGGCCGATCGAGGCCGCGCCTGCAGCCCCGGAGAAAAAGCGCAGCGCGTGGTCGCCGATCATTCCGGTGCCGGCCGGGGCGCCCGATGCGCCGGTCGCGCACATCAAGCGCGGCAGGCCGGAGCGTACCTGGGCGTACCGCAATCGCGACGGGCGCCTGCTCGGCCACGTCTACAGGTTCCCCACCTCGGACGGCGGCAAGGAGATCCTGCCGGTCGTATGGGCGAAGCATGCCGAGACCGGCGCCGAGGAATGGCATTGGATGACCTGGGCCGAGCCGCGGCCGATGTACGGACTGGATCGGTTGCGCGACGGCCATGTGGTGCTGATCGTCGAGGGCGAGAAGTGCGCGGACGCGGCGCACGGACTGCTCGGCGAGAAGCTCGACGTGCTGTCGTGGCCCGGCGGATCGAACGCGGTCAGGAAGGTGGACTGGCGCCCGATCGCGCACCGCAAGGTCGTGATCTGGCCGGACTGCGACGCGAAGCGCGACGCCTCTGGCGTGCTGCTCCCGGAGCCGAAACAGCCGGGCGTCAAGGCCGCCGAGGCGATCGCCGAGCAGCTGCTCGAGCTGCAATGCGAGGTTCGCATCGTCAAGGTCCCGGCGCCGGGCGACAAGCCGGACGGCTGGGACGTGGCGGACGCGATCGCCGAGGGCGCGACGCGCGAGGCGCTGCTCGGCTGGCTGAAGACGCTGCGGTTGTGCGCTGCCGAGGCCGCGCAGCCCGCGCAAGCCTCTACGGCGACGCCAGCTCGCGCGGGCAGGGCGGTGGAGGCCGACTGGCAGGCCGGGCTGCTGCGGCGCCGTGGCGAGGTCGTGGCGTGCCTCGCGAACGTGGTCCAGATCATGACCAGTGACGGATCGTGGTCTGGTGTGGTGGGCTATGACGAGTTCGCCTCGCGCACCGTCAAGCTCGCGCCGCTGCCTCGCTTCGAGGGCACCTGCCTGACCCCGGGCGACTCGGCCGAATGGACCGACGTCGACACCAGCTACACGATCGTCTGGCTGACCACGGCCTACGGCATCACGCCACCCTCCAACATCGTGGACGAGGCGATCGAGCTGGTCGCGCGCGCGAACGCCTTCCACCCGGTCCGCGCCTACCTGCGCGCGCTCGTCTGGGACGGCACGCCGCGCCTGGACGACTGGCTGGCCGATTACATGGGCGTGCCGCGCAGCGAGTACAGCACGCGGGTCGCGCGGTGGTACCTGCTCGCGATGGTGGCGCGCGTGATGCGCCCGGGCGTCAAGTTCGACTACTGCCTCGTGCTCGAGGGCACGCAGGGCCTGCGCAAGTCGAGCGCGCTGCGGGCGCTCGCAGGCGATCACTTCAGCGACACCGAGCTCGATCTCGCGAACAAGGATTCGATGAGCGCCATCAGGGGCAAGTGGCTGCACGAGTTCTCCGAGATGGGGTCGATCGCGCGCGTCGAGAGCATGCGCCAGAAGTCCTTCCTATCGCGCCAGATCGACGAGTTCCGGCCGACCTACGGGCGCCGGGAGATCCGGTGCCCGCGGCAGCTGGTGTTCGCTGGCACGACGAACGACTGGCAGTGGAATCGCGACCCGACCGGGGGCCGGCGCTTCTGGCCGGTCGAGGTCAAGGGCGAGATCGACACCGATGGCTTGGCGAACGCGCGCGATCAGCTGTTCGCCGAAGCCGTCGCGGCGTTCGATGCGGGCGACCGCTACTGGCCGACGTCGCAGGAGCAGCGCGACCTGTTCGATCCCGAGCAGCTCAAGCGCGAGGCCGAGGACGCCTTCGTCGACCCGATCCACGACTGGATCGAGGGCCTGGGCCGGTCGGAGTTCACGCTGAACGACGTCCTGCAGGACGCGCTGAAACTCGACGCAGGGAGGATGACGCGCGACGTGATGACGCGCGTGGGCATGTTGCTGAAGAAGCTCGGCTGCACGCGGCTCGAGCGCAGGAACGGCGTGAGCCGCTTCGTGTACGTGCTGCCAGCGTGGTCGAGATACCAGCAGGCGCAGCAGTTCCGGGACAACCAGGTGGGGGACAGAGATGGGCCGTTGCCGCTCTAAACCCGAAAAGTTCCACACCTGTTCCATACCTTGGGCAAAGGTATGGAAGCCGGAGAGCAAGCACTGGCGCGGGCTTCCATACCTTCCATACCTTCCATACCTGTTTTCTCCCGCGTGCGCACGTGCGCGTACACGTGAGCGCCCGCGCCCGCGCGCCCGCGCGCGTGTCTCGCCTTCTACGTCTGGAAGGTATGGAAGGTATGGAAGAACAAGCACTGGCGCGGGTTTCGAGGCTCCACACCTTCGGCAGAGGTGTGGAACAGGTGTGGAGGCGACGGTGAGCGAACAGGGGAAAGGGTCGATGCGCGAGGCCATGCCGACGGTGGCGGCCTTCGTCGACGAGCTGCGGGCGGTCTTCGGCGCCGACCAGGTCGACCCGAGCATCCGGGCCGGGCTGCGCGGTGAGCCGAACAAGTTCTGGGCGAGTGAGGCGGGCATGGAGCTGGGCACGCAGTTCGACCGGGCGGCTGGGGAGGGCGAGCGGTGAGCGTCGTCCTCGAGCGCGTCGAGGCGTCGCCACTATTCCGCTCGGCGCACCAGGCGCTGCTCTTCGCATACACCTTCTCGCCGAACCAGCACGGCGACGCGGCGGCGGCCGAGCGCTCGATAGCCATGTTCGGCCGGTCGCGCTACGACGTCCCGCCGCGAGTCGTGTCGCGTGGCCTTTCAGGACTGGACGGCGCTGGCCAGGCGGGGATGATCAAGGCGCAGGTCGAGAAGTTGCCGCTTTACCTGCAGCGGGTGATCGAGGCACGATTCGCCGTACTGTCGCCCGACGTCCAACGCAGGGCACTGCTCGAGCTGGCCCTGCGCGCACGCGACGCACTGCCGGATCGTCACATCGTGCTGGCGGCCAAGCTAGTGCGGCGGCACTACGTCGGCAAGGTGCGGTTGATGCAGCTGGCCGTTGAGCACGAGCTCAGCGAGCGCTCGATCAAGCGGCGCTGGGCGCTGGTGCGCAGCATGCTGCAGCAACTCGATCAGCAGGCGATGTCGCGCGCCGAGATTCTGCTCGAGCGGGGTCGCGTCATCGAACCCATCAACGGAGATTGACGCGTGGCCCCTTTTCAAGGAAAATCGCGTGCAATTCGATAGGCTCAGGTCATTGCCCCTGTCGATCACCAAGCCCCGCGAGCGAGCGATCGACGCGGGGCTTCGCACGTCGGAGGTAACGCGCGCACATGGCATTGGCCCCGTGTCGAGAGTGTGGCGTGCAGATCAGCACGTCGGCCAAGTCGTGTCCGAACTGCGGCGCCAAGGTCGCGCGGACGCGATGGTGGCTTGTAGTGCCAGCGCTGGCGATCACGGCGTTCCTGGCGCTTGGCGCGATCCAGTCGAACACGCCGGAGGGCCTCGCAGAGAGCGACAAGCGCGCGGCGATCAAGCTGTGCTGGAAGATGTCCGAGCGACGATCTCTCGACCCTGCCACGCAGCGCTTCGCGGCGGCCGCGTGCGAACGCATGGAAGACGACGTCAGGAAGCGGTTCGGGCACGAGCCGTAGCGGTCCTCTGTCCCCGTGGAGCAGCAGCAGCTCGCCGGCCTCATAAGCCGGAGGTCGCAGGTGCGATTCCTGCCGGGGCAACCGGTGTCTCCTGCATCCCTCGGGATGTTCCCGGCGCAGGCCGGGTTTTCTCTGCGGGGCGTCGATGAGCACGATCAAGGTCTCGATCGATGCCAAGGCCGTGCGTGCCCAGCTCACCAGCCTGCAGCAGCGGCAGATGCCGTTCGCGCTCGCGCTGACGGTCACGCGCCTGGCGGGCCGCGTGCAGAACGGCCTCATCGACGAGATGGGGCGTCGGTTCGATCGTCCGACGACGTACACGCTCTCGAGTACGTACAAGACGATGGCGACGAAGGCCTCGCCGACGGCGGAAGTCGGGATGAAGGCAGAGCCGAACGGGAAGGCCCGGCTGGGGATGGCCGACGTGCTCGGCCACCAGTTCTCAGGTGGTGCCCGCCGGCACAAAGCGCTCGAGGGATGGCTGGCCAAGGCGGGGTACCTGTCAGCTGGCGAGTACGTTGCGCCAGGCAGCCGGGCCATGCTCGACGCGAGCGGCAACATGAGTCGCGGCCAAGTGCAGCAGATCATGTCGCAGCTAGGTGCCGGACCGGACGCAGCGCAGTTCAAGACGACCAGTGCGCGCAGCAAGCGCAACGTCAAGCGCGCTGGCGTGCTGTTCTGGTCGCGTGGCGGGCGCCTGCCGCGGGGTGTGTGGATGCGCGACGGTCGCAATGTCCGGCCGATCCTGATGGTCGTGAGTGCGCCGAGCTACACCCAGCGGATCGACCTGCCGGCGCTCGCGCAAGGCATCGTCGACCAGCACAAGGATCGCGAGTACGTCGACGCGTTGGTCTACGCGCTGAAGACGGCCCGCTGAGCGAGAGAGAGAACGGGTCTCGAATCGCAAAGAAGTCGAGAATCGTTCGCGTCTGGGTCCTCCTGAAAAGGGCCCTGGGGCGGGTAATGCGAAGCCCGACCTTTTCCCGGTCACAGGGGTTTTTCTGGGGTGGTCGGATCGGGTAGTCACTCAGGGCACAGGTGGTCATGCGGCAGCTTCTCTCGTTTCGCGCGTACGCGCGCCACCGCGAGTGCACGCTCGCGGCGGTGCAGAAGGCGATCGCGAGCGGCCGCATCACGCCAGTCGTCGACGAGAAGGGTCGCAAGCGCATCGACCCCGAGGTCGCCGACATCCAGTGGGCGCGGAACACCGACCAGCTGCAGTCGCTGCGGGCGAACGGTGCGCCGCTGGCGCAGCCAGGCGACGACGGCGACGAGGATCCCGCGGCGGCTGCAGCGGCGATCGCTGCGACCGAACGCCGTGGCTCGCCGAAGACGCCGGAGTACGCGGCCGCGCAGACCGACCTGGTGCGCGCCTCGGCGGCGCTGCAGCAGCTGAAGCTGCGCACGACGCTCGGCGAGCTCGTCGCGGCCGAGCCGATCCTGCGTGCGATCGCGGACACGCATACGGCGGCTCGCAACGCGATCCTGGCGCTGCCGGATCGCCTGGCTGCGACCCTGGCAACCGAGTCGGACCCGGAGCGCGTCTACAACATCCTCCAGGCCGAGTGCGAGCAGGTCTGCAGGACGATGCAGCGCGCCGCCGAGAACCTGCAGCGGTTGTCCGCCACGGCTGAGGCGCACGCGTGAATCTGCGCGACGGGTACGCCGAGGCCTGCGCCGCGGTTGCGGCGGCGTGGGCGCTGCCGGCGCGGCTGACGGTTAGCGAGTGGGCCGATCGGCACCGGGTACTGACCGCGAAGGCCTCGAGCGAGCCGGGGCCGTGGCGCACCGCGCGCACGCCGTACCTGCGCGAAATCATGGATGTGCTCTCGGCGCACCACCCGGCGACCGACGTTGTGTTCATGGCGGCGTCGCAGGTGGGAAAGTCCGAGGTCGGGAACAACTGGGTCGGCTACACCATCGATCACGACCCGGGGCCGATGCTCTTCGTCGAACCGACGATCGACATGGCCGAGAAGTACTCGAAGCAGCGCCTGGCGCCGATGATCGAAATGTCGGAGGTCCTGCGCGAGAGGATCCCACCGGCTCGCAAGCGCGACAGCGGCAACCAGACGCTGCAGAAGGATTTCCCTGGCGGCGTGCTGATGCTGGCCGGAGCCAATTCGGCGTCGGGCCTGTCGTCGATGCCGATCAAGAAGCTGCTGCTGGACGAGGTGGACCGGTATCCGCCGGACGTCGACGACGAGGGCGACCCGATCGACCTGGCCGAGCAGCGCACGGTGACGTTCCCACGGGCCAAGCGCTACAAGGCATCGACGCCCGGGCGCCTGGCGATGTCGCACATCGCGAAGGAGTACGAGACTTCGAGCCGCGGGCAGCTGTGGTTGCCGTGCCCGCACTGCCACGAGAAGCAGGTCCTTGTGCGAGAGAACCTGCGGTGGAGCAAGACGACCGATCCGGCCACCGGCAAGCGAGTGCACCAGCCGCACACGGCGCGCTATGTCTGCGAGCACTGCGGTGTCGAGATTGAGGAACGCCACAAGACGTGGATGCTCGAGCGCGGCGAGTGGCGGCACCGTAACCCCGAGCGAAAGAAGCTGGGCTACCAACTGAGTGCGCTCTACACGCCGATCGGACTCGGGCGCTCGTGGGCGAAGGTCGCTGAGGAGTGGCTCGAAGCCTCTCGCGATCCGGCCAAGCTGCAGACGTTCGTTAACCTGATCGACGGGTTGCCGTACGAGGACCACAGCGATCGCCTGCGCGGTGCGGTGATCGGCGAGCGCGCCGAGGCGTGGCCGGCGCGCACGCTGCCTGCGGGGTATGTCGTGCTCACCCTCGGGGTGGACGTCCAGGACGATCGACTGGCATTGCTGCTCGTGGCATGGGCCGAAGGCGAGCGCAGCGCGGTGATCGATCACCTCGAGCTGCCTGGCGACCCGATCAAGCAAGACGTCTGGGACGCGTTGACGGAGTATCGTCGCCGGCCGGTGCGCAACGCTGCGGGGATGGATCTGCGGATTTCGATGACCGCGATCGACTCTGGCGGGCATCGCACGCAGGCCGTGTACGGGTACGGCCGGTTGCATCGCTACGACAACGTGATCGTGACGAAGGGCTCGTCGACGCTGGGCCGACCGGTGCTGGGCAAGCCGACGAAGCAGGACGTGAAGAATGCCAAGGGCGAGCTGCTGCGCGCCGGCGTGAATCTGTGGATGGTGGGAACCGACACGGCGAAGGACGCGCTCTTCGCGCGCCTGGAGGCCGACGGCGGCCTCGAGCCGGCTTCCCGCATGGTGCGGTTCGCGGATGGCTTCGCGGACGAGTTCTACGAGCAGCTGGTCGCGGAGGTCCGCGATGACCGGACGGGGCGCTACGTGAAGCTGCGCCAGCGCAACGAGGCGCTCGACTGCATGGTCGAGGCGATGGCGGCGGCGCATCACCCGCGGGTGCGCGTGCACCGCATGCAGGCGGCCGACTGGCAGCACCTGCGCTCGATCGTCGAGCCGGCGAACGGCGATCTCTTCGCCGGAGCGGGCGATGCTGCAGCGCCGGCCGCCGGGTCGCCTCCGGCGCGCGAGGCGCCCGAAACACCCGAGAGCGCCGCTGAAGGTCACGCAGGCGCGCACGACGCCGGATGGGTGCCGGAACGCACCGACTGGCTCTGAGGGAGCACGACGATGGCTGGATTCACCCTGGCGCAGCTCGAGGCGCTCGAGAGCGCGATCGCGACCGGCACGCTGTCTGTGTACTACGGGAACAAGCGGGTCGAGTACCGGTCGATGGCCGAACTGATCGCGGCGCGCGGCCTGATCCGTGCTGACCTGGTGGCTCGCGGTCTCCTGGCGGCGGATGCCGTCGGTGGAGCCGGTCGGGGTGCGCACACGCTCGCCGAGCATTCGAGGGACTGATGGATCTGATCGAAGACGTCATCGCCGCCCTCGCGCCGCGGTGGGCGCTGCGTCGCACGCTCGCGCGCACGGCGCTCGAGGCGGCGCGCAGCTATGAAGCCGGGCGATACGGCAGGCGCACGAAGGGGTGGCAGACGAGCGGCGGCAGCGCGAACATGGAGCTTGCGAGCGGCATGGCGCGCATCCGCAACCGGGCTCGGGACCTGGTGCGCAACAACGAGTACGCCCTCTCGGCGATCGACGGGCTGGCCACGAACACGATCGGCACCGGCATCCTCGTGCAGCCGAAAGCGCCGGCCGAGCGCGCGCTCTGGGAACGCTGGGCGGGATCGACGGACTGCGACGCCGACGGCGTCTACGACCTGGCGGGCCTCGAGCGCCTGATAGCGCTCACCATGTACGAGTCGGGCGAGGCCTTGGTGCGACGGCGCTGGCGCAGGGCCGAGGACGGCTACGCGGTGCCGATGCAGCTGCAGGTCCTGGAGCCGGACCACCTCGACGAGTCGAAGATCGGTGTGCTCGAGAACGGCAACATCGTGATCCTCGGCGTCGAGCTGAACCGGATCGGGCAGCGCGTCGCGTATTGGCTGTACCCCGACCACCCGGGCGAGATCGGCACGATCCCTCGCGGCCTGGAGTCCAGGCGGGTGCCGGCGTCCGAGGTCCTGCACATCTACGACAAGCGCCGTCCGTCGCAGCTGCGCGGTGTCTCGAGGCTGGCGGCGTCCATCATGCGTCTGCGCGACCTGGCCGACTACGAGGATGCCGAGCTCGTGCGCAAGAAGGTCGAGGCCTGCTTCGTGGCGTTCGTCACGACCGCGGACGAGCGCGCGACGCTCGGAGACCTGCAGGCCGCGAACGACGGCGGAAGTGCGACGGCTCCGCGCAGCGAGAAGCTCGCGCCAGGCCTGATCAAGTACCTGAAGCCGGACGAGTCGGTCGAGTTCGGGAACCCTACGCCGACCGCCGGTGGCGGAGAGTTCACGCGCAGGCAACTGCACGCGATTGCGGTGGGCTGCCGGATGACCTACGCGCAGCTCACCGGCGACATGAGCCAGTCGAATTTCTCGAGCTCGCGCATGGGCCTCATCGAGTTTCGGCAGATGATGGACCAGCAGCAGTGGCTGATCTTCGTGCCGCAGCTCGTCAAGCCGGTGCGCGCGTGGTTCCGCGAGGCGGCGCTGATGATCGGCAAGGAGTCGAGCATCGAAGGCGACAAGATCACGATGCCGCGGCGTCACTACATCGACCCACTGAAGGACGTGCTCTCGAGCAAGGAAGAGGTGCGCGGCGGGGTGAAGTCGCTCTCTGAGTGGATCCGGGAGCAGGGCGAGGACCCGGAGACCGTGTTCGACGAGATCGCGGCCGAGCGCAAGAGGCTGAAGGAGCTGGAGATCGTCGTCGACAGCGACGCGGAGGTCGCGACGCTCAAGCTCGATCCGGGCGCCGCGATCACGGCGACGAGCGGAGCATGACGTGAGCTGCGGTGCCGACGAGCTCAACCTGGCCGACCTGGGCCAGCGCATCAACATCCTGGTGCGGGCCGGTGTCGACATGGAACCGCTGCAGTTCTCGCTGGAGAACCCGGACGGCAGCTTCGTCGACGTGAGCGGTGCGACCGTGCTGGCGCACATCCGGAAGAACGTTGGCGACGCCGCGCCGGCGGCGCAGTTCGTGGTTGCCCTCGAGACGCCGCTCGTCAAGCTCGCGCTGCCCGCCGCGGTCGTGGCGACGCTGCAGGCCGGAGTCGACGCGCGTGACGCAGCCGGGCTGTACGGGTGGGACTGCCGCATCGTGTTTCCCGACACGTCGGCGCGCTGGCTCGCATGGGGCGAGCTGCGCATCGTTCAGGCGTACACACGCGCCGCCTGACCGAGACATGATTGGTCACTAGCGCCGCCCATCGAGGCGGCGTTTTCGTTTCTGCAAAGGAGATCGCTGTGAAACCGTTCAAGCACATCCTCGCCAGCCTCGCGCTGGTCCTCGGCGTCCTCGCGGCGCCGTTCGTGCCGCACTCGCCCGTTGCCAGCCTCGCGCCGCAGGTGCAGGCGCAGGCGTTCACCGACAGCGCGGAGAACGCCGTCGCCGACGCGGTGCTACGCGGACAGGCGCTCGGCGCGCCGGCGACGTTCTACGTCGCGCTCGACACCACCGCTTGCTCGGACTCGGCTGCCGGAACCGAGGTCACCGGCGGCAGCTACGCGCGCGTTGCGGTCACGTCGAGCCTGACGAACTGGTCTGGCACCCAGTCGGCCGGCAGCACGACCGCGTCGAGTGGCACCGGCGGCCAGGTCTCGAACAACATCGCGATCACGTTCCCGGCGCCGACGGCGAACTGGGGCACGGTGAGCCACTTCCGGCTCGTCTCGGCATCCACCGGCGGCACGACCTGGTTCTGCCAGGCGCTCACGGCTTCGAAGACCGTGAACAGCGGTGACGCGGCCCCGAGCTTCGCGATCGGTGCGATGACGTTCACGTTCCAGTGAGGCGCGCCATGCACCGCATCCTGATTCCGATCGTCGCGGCGTTCGCGCTCGCGGCATGCGCGGGCCCGACTGCGCCGCTGACGAGCGCCCCTGCACGGGACAGCGGCGTGATCGTCTCGGCCACGCTCGCGCCGCTCGGTTCGTTCGAGTGGACGGTCGCGCCCGACTACACGCGGCTGGCGACGACGCGGCGCCTCGCGGCCCGGGCCCTGACAAATGGCCGCATCAGCATCGCCACGGCCGAGCAGGTGCAGGTCGAGGCGGACGCAGCCCGCAGCGCGCTCGACGAGGCCGTGCGGGTGGCGCCAACGAGCCGCGCGACGGCGGAGGCGCTGGTCGCCAAGGCACGCTCGAGCATCGCTCGCGCGGCCGCACTTCTGGGAGACGCACGATGAAGATCGCTGAGGCACGGGCATTCGCCCAGGCGCTGCTCGCCGCTGCCGACGAGGCCGAGGCCGATGGCCGCGACGACGTGTCGCTGGCCTCGTTCATGGCCGACGACGACGCGGCGCGCGCCGAGCTCGAGGACGCGATCGCGCAGGCTCGGGCCCGCGGGCAATGAGCATCCTGAAGCAGCGCCGTCGCGCTCAGCAGTGCCGCCGGCCGCGCCAGTGGGTGGTATTCCCGACGCCGTATGGCGGATGGGGACGAGTGATCGCGGTGCTTCCGACTGCGCTCACGGTGGCGTGCCGGTAGACCGATGCGCCTGGCCGACCTGCCGCGCTCGGTGCTGCACGGGGCCGCTGAGGCGCCGATCCTGCTGTATCGGCGGAACTGGTGCGAGGTCGTCCATCCGGGACAGATCACCATGCTGCACGCGCGCGACAAGGTCGTCGAGGTGTACACGCACGACGGCTATCGCGGTGCGCGTGCTGGCGCGACGGTGGTCGGGTTGGTCACCCAGTATTTGCAGTGCGACTGGGTGCTGCTGTCGCGAGCCGTTGCGGTGAAGCGTTCGGCGATCTTGCGCGTGGAGCACCGATTTTCGCCGGGTGGCTATCGCACGCACGCCGCGCGCGTGGCGGGGGTTGCCGACCCGGTCCCGATTTCACGCCGGCACTGGTCAGCAGTGCGCCGGCAGCTAGGAGGTGGAGCATGACCCTCGTCGAAGCGATCACGAACCTGACCCAGATCGTCACCCAGATGGCGCAGGCCCAGCAGGCAACCGGCATGACGGCGGAGCAGGCGGCGCTGCTGCAACAGATGTCGGCCGACGTGGCGGCGCTCAAGTCGTCGCAGCAGACGGTGATCGGCTCGCTGGCTACGCATACCGAGCAATTGTCTGGCCTGGCTCAGCAGTTGCAGGCGAACAGCGCCGCCGACCAGGCGAACGCCGCAGCCGACAAGGCGTTGCGCGACGCGATCGGTGACACGTCGCAGCTCGGATGATCGTCATGCGCGCGCTTGCACTCGCGCTCGCGCTGGTCGTCTTGCCGGGGTTCGCGCAGCCGACAGTGGTCGGCGAGATCAAGGCGCTCCGGGATCGGGTCGGCGCGCTTGAGGCGCGAGTGTCTGCGCTGGAGGGGAGCGCGCAGCCACCGGTCACCGGCTCCGCGACGCTCGATTGGGCGCCGAACACCGAGCCTGACTTGGCGGGGTACCGCGTGTACCACGGCACGTCGAGCGGGGTGTATGGACCCGCGGTGGACGTGGGTCTTGCCACGACCTACACGATCAACGGCCTGCCTGCCGGGACGCACTATTTCACGGTGACGGCGTATGACGAGGCAGGGAACGAGTCGTCGCGCGCGACCGAGGTTAGCAAGCGGATTCAGTGATGCTCGTATTCGACGCGACCACGCTCGCAGCCTACCGGGCGGCGTCGACCCCGCAAGGTAAGGCGCAGGCGGTCAGCGATCAGCTCGGCTCCGGCACGCTGACCGTCGAGCTGCGCGACGGTGCGACGCTGATGTACAGCGGCACCTTCGCGGGGCCGCTGGTCGCCGGCTCGGACGGGTCGCTGTCGCGGGACGTGGTGCCGACCGGGCTCGCGCTGGTCGCCGGCACCGCGAGCGCCGCAACGTGGACGTGCCGCATCCGCAACGCTGCCGGCACGCGCACGATGGATGGCCCGATCGGCCCCGGCTCCGGGCATTTCACACTCGCTGCACCGCTCGTTGTCGGCCAAGGATGCCGGCTGAATATCTCGATCAGCGCGGCGCAACCGCCGTCCGATCTCTACGGACTGCAGTGGCCGAGCAACAACTACGAGACGAACGCACTCACGCTCGCGTACATCCTGAACCCACAAACCGACGGGATGCCGATCTGGGGTCCGAGCGGCAACGGCGCGACATACATCTGGGAGTACAAGCCGGTCCAGCAGGCCGGGTATTACGCGGTGCTCTGGTGGGCGGGCCTCGCGCAAGCGAACGATACGAACTTTTTCAGCAACTACATCGCCCAGTGCTACTGGGGGGCGCACCCATATCCATATCCGAGCGGGCACGACCAGGTCAACCACAAATGGGAGATCGCGGCCTACGCGAGCGACATCATCAACACGCTGCCGGAGGGCGTCGGCGCCTCGGTCGATGTGGTCAAGGACGTCTGGTACACGCAGGGATTTCGTTGCTGGAAGGCGGCCAACGGCACGAAGGTGATGCGCTACTACATCGATCTGCCGTCGCTCGCAGACAACCGGATCATCCAGTTCACCGCGGTCGCGTCGTACGGAGAGACGCTGCCGCACGCGACCTACGCACCGCCAGCGATCATGATGGGCGACGCGCCGTGGGCGAGGTCGAAGGAGTGCGCCTCTGGCACCACCAGACGGTTGAAGTTCTTCAACGCGCTGCTTTCCGAGTCGGACATGCTGACCGAGGCGGGGGATATGAGCGCGCTCAAGACGAGCGCCGGCACGTCGAGCATCTGGTACGGCAAGAAGAACTACGCCTCGTCCGACGACCTGACCTGTGACTACGGAACCGCCCGCGCGATGGTCTGGTTCGATTCGCATAAGGCCCCGAGAGTATTGACGTGACATGGCGGCTGCATACAGAACCTCAGTCGCATCCGGCGTATCGACCCCGGCGGCGCAGGACTACGACAGTGCGAGCGTCACGGTTGCGTCCGGCGACGTGGTGTATGTGCTGGTCGGATCGTCGGCTGGCTCGCCATCGAACCCGTCGTCGTGCAAGTGGGACCCAACAGGCGTCAATGAATCGCTGACGCAAGTCGGATCGACGCTCACGCACTGGTCGTTCGCACGTGCGACGCTCTTTCGCGGCGTCGGCTTGACCGCGAAAACCGGCGTATTTCGCGCGGCGTGGCCGCAGAATCAGGACGAGCGGATCATCGGTGTTTGGATCGGCTCGGGCATCGACACGACGACGCCGAACGGGACGGTAGCGACCGCGACCGGGACGAACACGACGCCGACCGCGACGGCGACGACGACCGCAGGCCAGCTCGTGCTGATGCTGGCGATGGCGTCGAAAGACAACACCGCTGCGCGGACGTTCAACAGCCCGACGGGCACCGAGCGGTTCGACGCGGCCACGGCGCCAAGCGATTACGACAACGTCGCCGCGCAGGACTTGACCGCGAGCGGATCGAGCACGTCGCCGCAATGGACACTTTCCGGCGCGGTCAACGGATGGGCGGCGTTTGTCATCCCGCTCAACGCTGCGGCCGGCGGCGACACCGCGCTTGCTGGTGCCGCTACCGCAAGTGCGAGCGCGAGCGGCACGCTGACCAACGTCCCTGCATCGCTCGGTGGCGACGCAGCTGCGGGCGCAACGGCCACGGGCGACCTCACGATCGGCAACGTGATCGGCGGGGGCGGCTCGCTGCCGAACGAGATCGAAGCCGCGGCGATGGCCAGCGCGACCGCGAGTGGCGCGCTCACGACGCAGATCAAGCTGCTCGCCGCGGCGGTGTCCGCGACGACCGCGAGCGGGAGCCTCACGACCGGCATCAGCCTGGCGGGCTCGGCCGCATCGGTGACGCTGGCCGGCGGCACGCTCACGACGCAGATCCGCCTGCAGGGCGATGCGCTCGCCGCCGCGGTGGCGGCTGCCGGGCTGACGACGGCGATCCAGCTCGCTGCAGCGGCTCAGGCCGGCGCGCAGGCGAGTGGCGACTTGACGACAGCGGCGGGCGCTGCGGCGCTCGCTGGCAACGCACTGGCGTCGGCGATCGCGTCGGGGTCGCTGACGACGATCATCCGCCTCGACGGCGCGGCGTTGGCCGGCGCGATCGCGCAGGGCGTGCTGACGACCGGGATCAGCCTGGACGGTGCGGCAGCGGTCGCGGCCGCCGCGCAGGGTGCGCTCAGCACCGAGATCCGGCTGGCCGGCGCGGCGATCGGCAGCGCGCTCGCGTCCGGCGACATCTCGGGGGCCGCGCAGCTCGCCGGCGGCGCGATCGGCGCGGCGCTGGCTT